CTTCTATTAGTTGGTTGTTGAAACTTAATTGGCCTTACATCTTGTAATGCTATTGCATCTGCGCTAGTTCTTCTTCTTCTAATCTGTGGTTGTTTAGGTTCAAATTCTGATATATGTACTAATGAACCATTCCATTCTTTAACCATTTCTTTATATGGAAACTCCATACCAGATCTATCAGATATGGCTTTTGCATATTTACCTGTAGCAAACTTAGCCATATTACACTCCTCCTGTTGTTGGATAGAATGATTGTGGAGTTATAAATGTAGATGTTCTTTGACCATCTTCATCTAAAGCTCTTTTTAATTCATCTTCATAAACTAATTTATTTTGTTGCACTAATTGTGGAGCAACTTTCATTGCTAAATAATATGCTAATCCAGCACACATGCATGGTAAAAATCTAAAAGCAACGTCAGCTTGGTTGGTGTAAGCACCCGCATCTTCAATTCTTTTAATTACATAATACTTAAGGTGTGTATATGTATTAAGGTCTGGAGCTTGATATAAATAAATTTTAGGAGTTGTGACTCTCTCAACATAATATTGAGATGAGGTTCCTGTATTTAATTTATTTGGTAATGCAGCATAAGTTGATCTATCAATCTTTGTTAATGACACATCTTGAGTCGCAGAACTTTCAGCACTTATAGAACTAGAAGATATGTAAGCTTCTAAAACATCGCTGACATCTGAGCTAACTGTATACTCTGCTTGTCCAGAAACAAGCGCATTTTCGTCTAACTCAACTTTCCATAAATGAATACCTCTATTTCCCCACTCTGCAAATAATAAATTTAAACTTGTTCTAGCAGATCTAAGGTCATAACCTGAGTTAGTTCTTATTGCACATCTTTGATATCCTTCTTGAATTATATCATCTATGTTAAGATTAAAAGCTGTAGTTCCTGATGTTCCCATTATAAAATATCCTTATAGTAATCAGCCATGCCACCTTTACTTTTTTTAGCAATTTTTTCTAAAGTTGCTGCTTGAGCTGCATGTGCTTTTGATGCTTTTTTTAGTTTGTTAGCAACATTTTGAATACCACCCTTAGAGTTTAATTTTACTCTTTGTTTTCCTTTACCAAATTTCTTATCAAACATTGCTGTAGCTTTATCTTTTTGATTTTTAATATAATCAACTAATGCTCTTCTAGATTTTCTCATAACTCTAGTAGCATCTTTTCGACCAGCTTTTCTAGATTTTCTTAAAACATATTGAGTCATATTAAATAATTCACTTGATTTAGCTCTTTGGATATCTAGTTTTTTTAATGCTGTAATTTCTTTTTTATCTATTCCACTTCTTTTTTTTATTTCTGGATCATAAACTTTATTAATTTTATCAATAATTTTTTTTCTCGCTGCTCTAAATGGTTGAGACCTCACAGCAGCCTTGATGCCTGTTTTTAGTAAACCCCCAGCTAATTTTTTTTCAACTTTAAATACCATGCCTACTGGCTTAATACTTACAGATTTACCTTTTTTCATTCCAGGTAATTTAGGCTGTATTCTTATAATTTTTTTATCTTCTTTTTGTTTCATATACTTATCAAACTTTTTATTTTTTCTTCTCATTCTTTCAATGATTCTATTAATTGGTTTGTTAATTCTTTCAGCCATTATTTAAACCCTTTCAACAAATCACCGTAATAACTTTCATAACTTTTGTTAGATATGTATTTACCGTCTATTTCTGATTTTATGTATGAACCGATATATGG